TTGGCGTGGGCCAAGTTGGGCATCTACGGTGGAGATGATAGCCTTGCTGGGGCTGTTGACCCGGAAGCTCTGAAGAAGAGCTCCGAGCTGATGGGGCAGGACTATGAGATTATTGTCGTGCATCGGGGAGATGTTGGCGTCGAGTTTTTGAACCGGCGCTTCGGACCTGATGTGTGGAATGGAGATGGGAACTCCATGTCTAATCCTGCCCGCTTGCTGTCGAAGCTGTGGGTGGGTCCGTCCAAGTTACCAGATGTGCTTGAACGGTTTGCGGAGCGGTGTTCCGGATATTACCGCATGGATCGCAACTCGCCCGTGATTGGTGAGATTGTGACCGCAGCGCACCAGCTTTTGGGAGCTCGTGTGGGTGGCATCCTTTGTCCGTGGGAGGGCAAGTTTGCTTTGGAGTCGAATTGGCCGAATGAGGATTCTGGCTGGATGACTGGTGTCTTTGAGGCCAGCATTCCCGACTTCGATTGGGACCGGTTTCGCGAGTGGATGAATCTAGTCCGCTATTCCGGCAACCCGGGTCTGTTGTTGCAGGCCCCTTTGTGCACCGCGCACCCTGACTCTTATCCGAAGGTCAAAGTGCCGTGTGTTGTTGGTGATGAGCTGTTGCTCCCCGACAAGCCCGCTGAGGAACAACCAACCTCAGTGGATGCACTTGCCCCCAAAGGCAAGGAAGAGGAGAGCTCTGAGGAGGCTCCTTTGAGCAAGAATTCCATTTGGAAGTTCACTAGCGAGGAGCTTTTGGACAACGATTTGGTGTTTGCTCCTTTGGCAGTTGAGAAAGGACGGCGCATGGTCGCTGTTGCTGAGCTGCAGGTGCCTGTTGTGGGGCCCGAGGGCAAGCGTGTTCAAGCTGAGCGTCCCGTCTCGGCGCCGCCGGTTGTTGCTCAGGCAACCGGAGGATCTGTGGTGAAGGGCAAGTGTAGCCACAAGCCGTTTTTGAAGAAGGATGGATCGAAAGCGGATTGCGTGTGTCAGTGGACAGCGCCTAAGCGGAAGGGCGAGGAATCGGCCACCGCTTACAAGACGCGGATCTCCGAGTGGGAGAAACTGCGCAACACCGTGGCCAAAAAGCGCGGTGTGGTGTTGACCCCGAAATGATCGGGGCAATGTCTGAGAGCTGCACTCCAGACGTTAAACTAATAAACAGGCAGGTGGAGTTGGCACCTGTGCTCTGCGGGTCGCGCCCGGTGTTGTCCGAAATTTTATTGGTAGTACGACAACAACAATGAGCAAGAACAACAACAACAAGAAGCGCGGGAAGAACCAACCCGCCCAGCAACTGAAAGCGTTGAAGGCTGAGATCCTCAACGACATTCGGATGGCTGCCGGCCAAGCGCCGAAGGGCAAGGGACGTGGGAGACGCTCTCGCCAGGCCAAGGGTGGTAACTTTGGTGCGCCGAACGGTGAGCCTCAGGCTGCCGCAGTGGCGTACTCGTCTCAGATGAAGACCCGCGATGCGCGGATCCAGTACTCTGGGAACGGGCAGTGCTGCCGTGTGCAGCACATGGAGCGCATTGGCACCATTTTGGGCTCCGCCGGGTTTGCGGTCAACAGTTTTGTGATCAACCCCGGTATGGCCGCCACCTTTCCTTGGTTGGCGGCCATTGCGCAGCGCTTTGAGAGCTACCGCTTTCGGCGACTGCGTTTTCTTTTCAGACGAAGACGGCCACATCGGCCACCGGCGACGTCATTTTGTCTGTGGACTATGACGCTGCTGATGCCGCGCCCGTCACGTCGATTCAGGCTGAGAACTATGCCGAGTCGACCTCTGGCGCTCCCTGGCAGAACATTTCGCATGATTCTGCGCAGGTGAACCTTGGAAAGTTGCCTCAGTACTATGTGCGTACTGAAGCGTTGGCGTCCGACCTGGATATTAAGACATACGACGTGGG